TGCTGAAGTGTCTACAGCAACCCAAGCAGTACCGTTACTTACAACCAATGCAAATTCGTCATCGCCTGCGCCATTGTCAGTGATGATGTACATCTGACCAGTGCTAGAAGCAGCCGCTGGAAGCGATGCTGTAACAGTAGAAGTGAGGGTAATAGTGCCGGTTACGTCGCCGGTGAAACCGCCAGCTGATACAACTGGACCTGAGAAATTAGTAGCTGCCATGTTTTGCTCCTGCCGTGTCCGGCGTCAACTCCAGCAGGTTGCAAGGCCTGTGGATCTATACGAAATGTTCTGTGTTAGGATAGACTAATTGCAGGTTGTTGAAAAGCCTTTTCGGGGGGAAAAGTGCCATACAAAGACCCTGAAAAAAGAAAAGCTTACCACCGTGAATACGGGAAAAAATGGTACAAGAAGAACTGTGAGGAAGTTAAAAAGCGAACGAAAACCTCACGACAGCGTTGTAAGGAGAAATGGGACAAGTTCAAAGCCGCCCAATCCTGCACAATCTGTGGCTTCAGTCACCCTGCCGCAATCGACTTCCATCACACCAGCCCTCATCCAGACAATCCCAAAGTCAACGAATTAGCCCGCCGTCGCAGTTATGGCAAAGCCATTGAAGAAGCGACAACCAACTGCATCCCTCTGTGTTCCAACTGTCATCGTATCCACCATTGGGACGAGCATAAAAAAAGGGTCCCGGAGGACCCTTCTTCAGACGATTAAGTCTTACGCTGCGCCTGGCGAACCAAAGATGCCGCGTGGATCTGACCAGCCGAAGCTGTAACGCTCACGAGCCTTGTAACGTACGTTACCAGTCTCGAAATCGCCTTCCATACCAGTCTTGATAGCAACACGTTGGAAGTGCTTCAAGCCGTTAGGAGCGTCAGTTTTGATGAAGAATGCATCTGGGTCAGTCAAGTAGTGGTTAACAGTGTAACCGCCAGAAACCATACCCATGCTCTTCACTGCGTTGATGTCGTTGTCTGCAGTTGCAACACGACCAGTGCTCTTCAAGATACGCTCTGCAGTGAATTGAAGTTCCTTAGGAATGATCAATTTCATACCGCGTACAGCGATTTTCAAGCCACGCTCGTCAGTGAATGCTGCGATGTCAATCAAAGCCTGCTCTAAAGAGGTCTCTGAAAGGTCAGCTGCAGTTGACAATTCGTTACGCAAAGAAGCGCCAGACAAGGTTGGGTGGTCAGTAGCACAAAGCTCCTTACCGTCGCCGCCCAAGTAGCTGTTGCTGAATGCGTTGTTAAGTACTGATGCAGCTTTGATCTGCTTAGTTACTGCCATTGAACGAGCCAATGCCTTGGTGTAACGAGAAGAAAGCTTGTCGTACAAGTTGTCTTCAACCGCTTCCTCAGTCAAAGCAAACGCCAAAGCGATTGTCTCGTGTGAGTAACGTGAAGTGTAGACTTCTTGTGCGTCATCATAAGTTACAGAAGCGCCTTCGCCTTTAGTTGCGGCTTCGCCGAAACCTGAAAGCATTACTTCTTCTTCAAAAGCACGATCAGATGACTCAGTGTCAAAGATCTCAGAGTGCTCGTTTTCGTAGTTGCTGTATTCCATGCCAAACAAAGCGTTTAAGCCTGGCTCCAGCTCTTTTACGAGTTGTGCGCGATTAATAGCCATTGTTTAGCTCCTTAGATTGCAGCGCCAGCTTGTGCACCAAGTGCATGCTTGCTGATTGTTACTTCAACTTCAGCGAATTCGCCCCATGCGTTGCCTGGCTTCTTAGTCAAGCCAATTACACGGAAGAAATCGTCTGCAGATGCGTCTTCATCGATCTGTTGCGCAGAACGACCGGTGCTGGTAGAACCAGAATCGGTGTTATCCAAGTCAACCAATGCACCTACCAAAGTAGAAGCAGGGGTGCCTGAACACTGTGCAGAGAATACGATGTTTGGATCGTCGTATACAAAAGCAACAGCATCGCCGTCGCCCAAAGTAGCTTGGCCAGCAGGCCAGTACTTGCTGAATACAATCTCACCAGCTTCGTTAGTGTACTTACAACCAGCAAATACACCTAGGAAAGAAGCAGAGTCGTCATCACCAACGTCCACGTAACCAGTTGCCAACAACTCAACAACGTCGCCGTTGAAGATTGCGTTAGCAGAATCGGTTGCGATCGGATACTCATTCATACGAATGGTGCCGCCGGTGAGGTGACGAACTGCAGTAAAACCACGAGGGTTATCTTGATTAGCCATGTTCGGTCTCCATCAAAAGGTTAAAATAGCGTTAGCCATAAAAACGTTTCTCTTGGGTTCACTCATCGCCAGATTTGTTACCACCAAAAGAAACATTCGATCGACGTGTTGGACTCTGGATTCGCATGCTTGAATGCGAGTTTGCCTTCATCAATTCATTGTCAATCGATTGCTGTTGGTCCCGGGTGCGCGAACGATAATAATCATTACGCTCTTCAACCGTTTCCTCTGGAATACGAGCTAAAACGAGACCACCTACGCCTATTACACCAGCGTGGCGACCGTCGTCAACTGTTGGAGACATGAAATCTGGATGCTCGTCGGCGCGAACCAACTCATATCCTTCACGTAGTTTACCGGCCATATTAATTCGGTCTTCTTGACCACCGGCTTCGGCACGTATCCAACGATGCTTGTATCCTTCTGGAGCAGGAGGTGCATCCAGACGCGAAGGTGGTGCCCATGGTCTACGACGCGCGGTTGTGTCTCTCGTGTCTTTAGCGCGAGATCCGCGATTAAGTTTAGGTACTTGTGGCGTATCACTCATGATATTAATCCTTCACGTATTTGGCGTACTCTTCAAGAGGTACACCAAGTTTTTTGGCAATCGCTACCTGACTTGGGTTAAGTCTAACGGCGCGGCGTGCAGTATTGGTGACTCCGGATGAACGGGTCGCAGGGGCTACTCCTTGCACGGGTCGGGTAGTCCTGGTTGAGTCATTGGCTGCGCCAGAGAATTTCGCAGGGAAAGTCTCACGCATCCTTTTGTCAAGCTCATGATAGTACTCGTCAGACTGCGGGTCAAATCCTTCTCTTTGGATAAGATCTTTATGCATACCCATTGCTGCATGGGTCATGACGGTATCTTTACCAAACCAAGGGTTCTGTTCTGCCCACTCTTCTGCACGAGGGTCAACTTGAGGTTGAGTTCGTTGAGGTTGCTGCTGTTGATAAGCTTGTTGTTGCTGCAACATAGCTTGGCGCTGTGCAGCCGCTTCTGCAGCCGCTTTTGACGTTTGACGCCACTGCTGTTGCTCCCACAAAATCGCGGTTAAACGCTCTTGTGCTTCTGTTTCAGTATCAATATCACCCTCTTCACGGGCTTTCTTGATAATCTGCTTCAATGCAACCGCTTGTGTATCAATACGGTTTTTAGCTTCTTGCATACGCTCTGAATCAGACTTAGTAAAACGGTTCTCTAAGTCGTTATTGCGAGCCTGCAAGTTCTTAGCGTAATCCAATGCCGCTTGTTCACGGCGTTGATGCTCACGCAAACGCGCAGTTAGCTTATTAATACGCTTCTGCACGTTGTCACTATACTGATCAAGCTCGTCAGAGTTATCTTTAGGTGCCGCGTCTGCTTCTGCTTCCGCTTTTTCCTCGATAACAGCTTCTGAGCCATCTTCGTTTAAGCTAACGGTAGTTTCCTCTTCGTCAGCACCAATATCATATTCCAATTCTTCTTCAGCCATCATTTCCTCCTTACATATGTAAGATGTCTTCAGGATCGTTTACACGACCTATGATCTCGTCGTCGTTCAAAATTCGTATCTCGCCACCATCAATCTGGATTCGAGAACCTGCGTAGCGGCCAAAAATGATCCAATCACCTTCCTTACACCAAGGTCCGAAAGGAAACTTTGATTCGTCTTTGTACGCTAAATCACCCACCTTCAAGACATAGCCAACCGTTGTAGCTAATTGGGTTTTCTTCTGGGTTTCGTCTGCCAGGATGATTCCACCCTTGGTCTTTTCAGCACCACGGTATGGAAGAATGGCAATTCGCCAGCCTGTAGGGGTAGGAATGCGGTCCATAAGCTGACCGTCGAGTTTGTCAGGGTTAACGTCGCCATTAGCCTCAAAAGCATCTTCTAGCTTTGGACCTTCAGCAGCACGCTTCTCCTCATTTTCCTTCCATTTCTGCTCTAACGCAGTGAGCTTAGGCTCTTCTGCATACTTAGCATCGGCTTTTGCTTTGATACTTTCTAAATTCTCTTCAAAACGGTTCGCTTCGCTCATACAAGCTCCTTAAAAGTCTTCATCTTCAATGCGCTTTGACAAAATGTCTCGCACAGCAGACTCAACCAGCTTGTAAGCATCGATACGACCCATCAAGAAACGATAACGCCCCATATCTTCTACGGAGCCGTTAATGACGAGTGCTTCAGAATCAGCACGTAACTGTCTAATTTCTTTTAAGATCTTTTCTGTAGTTTCTAGCATGGTAAGTCCATGAATGCAGGTGAATAAAGCCTCACCAGACGGCTT